ATGAAAGCGCTGATTTCTCTTGAGCCTGTAGAACAGCGGATTTATCTGATTCGCGGGCATAGGGTTATTTTAGATTTTGATTTGGCAGCGCTTTACGACGTGGAAACAAAGGCTCTCAAACGAGTTGTCAGACGGAACATCAGCCGCTTTCCATCAGATTTCATGTTCCAGTTATCCTCTAGGGAATTGCAAAACTTGAGGTGCCAAATTGGCACCTCAAAATGGGGTGGGCAGAGATATTTGCCATTCGCTTTTACCGAACAGGGCGTTGCCATGTTGTCCGGGGTGATCAATAGCAACCGTGCGGTGCAGGTTAATATCGCGATTATGCGAACTTTTGTGAAGCTGCGGGAAACGCTGGCATTGCATAAGGAACTTGCCAAAAAATTTCAGGAACTGGAACGGAAAATTGTTCACCATGACGAGCAAATCCAGTCCATATTTGAAGCCATCAGGCAACTGATGTCGCCTCCCGACAAGGACAGCAAAAAAGTTATCGGATTCCAGCCCTAAAACTACGAAATAGCCAGTGGTAACCCGCCGTTCAAGAACGATGGGATTTGAACTTTGTTGCGCATGGCCGGTTACCGGCACGCCAATGGATTTCATCAATAGCGCAGGTGGGGAAAGGCGATGAGCGGGCAGATCTTTGTGTTCAAAAAGCCGGTAGGTATCCCGTCGTTCTGTAAGACGGCGGGATTTGAACTTTTGCGATGGAGTATGCGTTTACTGGCAAATTGAATGCGTCGTCTGTTTCCTCAAGCAGCTTTTCGCCGTTGGCGATGTGGACGGTTTGGATGTCGCAAAGCAGGCTGAATGCAGGTGTGAATGGCGTTTCGCTATAGGGGAAATGTTGTTTTGTGTCGTCGGAAGCGAATGGATTTTTGGTGTTTGCGTCGTGCCAGCCCCGCCACTCTTGACCAAATTCTGCTACCGAACTTCGGTGGCAGTTTTTGTTTAGAGTGGTTTTTGCCCCCTGTTGTCCAATAAGACGACCTCCGCCAAATACTACCCGCTTATCCAATGCTTTTTCTAAAACTCCGACGGGAAGCTCGTGCAACCGCACCTCAATCTGGCTGTTGGATACGATAACCTGCTCCACCATCAGCCGGATAATTTGCACCTTCATTTCCACCGGAATCCGGTTTATGAATAATGCGAAGCGTTTGAACACGCCTTGCACTGCGTCCACATCGTAAACTGCCTGCTTCCGATGGGCAATTATGGCTTCCAACTGCGCGATTCTGGCGGTAATTTCCGTTTTTGCGGCTTCCAGCTTCGACAACTCCTCCGCCGCTTCTTTTGACGCGCCGCCGGACTTAACAACGCTTAAAAGGGCCTGAATTTGTTTTTCAAGTCGTTGATACTGTTCGTGCAACTGCCGTTTCTCGGCTTCAAACGGGCCGATGCTCTGCTTCGCCAGCTTCTGCGCCTTGGTCAGTACCTTCTCCAGAAACAGCCTGTCCCAGCCCAATGCCGCCAGCTTCTCAACGATAAACTCTTCCAGCTTACGCGCCCCGATGCTCGTAAACGCGCATTTCTTACCTTGTCCGGTATTCTGCTCAAGACAACGATAATACAGATAAACCTTGCCCTTCTTGGGCCGGACATACGGCGTTATCGCGTTGCCGCATTCGCCGCAGCGTATCAGCCCTTTAAGCAGGAAGCCGTATTTGTTGGCGGCATAATGCACTTCGCCCCCGCGATGGTTCCTTGAAGCCAGCAATTGCTGAACCTGCTCAAATACCGCAGGTTCTATAATCGGCGTGTGCTGTCCGGGGAACTCTTGTTTGGTGCGCTCGTTGCGGACAAAGCCTATATAAACCTTGCGCTGAAGCACCCGCAACACGCTGTCCATGTCAAAAGGCTGTCCGCCATAGGGCTTACCCTTTTGCGTCATGTATGTCTTGCGCCGGAAACCTAGCCGGTTTAGTTCTTCGGCTACTTTTATGGTGGACTGGTGTTGCAGATAAAGCCCGACAATGCGCCGGACAAGCTCGGCCTCCTTTTCGTTGATAACCAGTAGCTTGTCTTTGCTGTCATAGCCTAAAGGCGGCAAGCCACCGCACCATAATCCCTTCTTGGCTCGTGATAAATGGAAATCTTTGGAACGCTCTTGGTCCAACTCGCGGTCATACTGGGCGAATTGCACCATAATCGCCGTCATAAGCCGTCCCTGCGGACTTTTGGTGTCTATGCTTTCTGTCGCCGATATGAACGCCACATTGTGCTTTTCAAAAAGCTCCAGCAGATAGTGGAAATCCTTGCTGTTGCGCGTCAGCCGGTCCAGTTTGTATACGATAATGCCGTCCACCTTGCCTTCGGCTATGCACTTCAAAAGCCGCTTTATCGCGGGTCGTTGCAGGCTTTTGCCGGATTCCGCCGCATCGTCAAACACTTCGGGATACTCCTGCCAGCCGTTAGCCTGCTGGATATTGATATAGCTCCGGCAGCAGGACTTTTGCGAATCCAGTGAGGTGACATTATTGCCAAGATTCTCGTCGTTGGACTTGCGCGTGTAAATAGCTATCAATTTTGTCTTTGTGGCTTCCGCCGTCATAGAATTATCCTCCGCACCTGAATGGTATAGTCTTCGTCTCCGAACATCAAGGCGTATCTGAACCCGCTTCAGGTGGTAGAGAATCCTGGAACTCGCCCAGCAATCCCTGCTCAGCTAGGAATAAAAACACTTCGGCGAAAGCCTTCGCCAAAGCGTCAGCACGTTCTTCCGGGGTTATAGTGATATAAGGAATAGTCTGCATACCATAAACAAACCGGAAAGGCCCAAAAAGTGACCAGCCGCCGTCGGTATGTTGATTTTTTATGCAACATCTGCTATACTCTGTATATGAGCCCTGAATTGACGTTTGGAAGACGATTACAACAACTGCGGCAAGATAAAAATCTTTCGCAACGCGACTTGGCGAAAAAGGCAGAGATGGATTTTACCTATCTAAGCAAGATTGAGAATGGCAAAATGTCGCCGCCGCGCACGGATGTTATCGCGCGTTTGGCTAAGATTTTGGAAGCCGATATTAATGAACTGTTGAGCTTGGCGGGCGAAATCCCGCAGGCATTGAAGGAAAAGATTGGCACGTCCGAAGCCGCGCGGCAGTTTATCTGCCGCCACGCGCCGAACTTGAGCGACAAAGAATGGGAAAAATTGCTTGAGTCTGTAGAGAAAGGAAAAGCAAAATGAAATTTTACCGCAACGCGGAAATAGAACGCATCGCCGACGAAAAGTTACAGACCTTGTCACTGTCGCTAGGCAAACCATTGTCCGCGCCTATTCCCGTTGAACTGATGGCTGAAAAAGTCATGGGGTTGAATCTGCTGTGGGAGCCAATTCAAGAGTTGCCCGGCGAGGTTATATTGGGCGGATTAATGCCCGAAGACAAACTTATCGTGCTGAACGAAAATCGTCAAAAACTTTTTAACGAAAAACCCGGCTTGGAACGATTTACAATCGGCCACGAATTGGGCCATTGGGAGTTATTCGTCGGTAAACACAGTTTTGGGTCCTTATTGCCGGGCATAGATGCCACGGGGCCGGTCCTACATCGGGAAACAGGGCGCGGCCTGGCGGAAATCATAAAGGCTCTTATCCAAACAGAAGAGGGCGTTCGCGCTGTCGCGGAACGGCAATCCCGCACAGACCCGCCAGATGAAGCGCGGGTAGTAAACAGATTCTCGGCTGCGCTGTTAATGCCTGCTGACCTTTTACGCGCCGAAGCGCTCAAAATTGACCGGACACAATGGCGCAATCTCTACCAGTTGGCGGAGCGGTTTGGCGTAACCATCACCGCGCTTACGGTGCGATTGAAACAACTAGACTTGTTGAGCGTCGGAGAAGATAAAAAGCTATATGGCTCTGCCGATGAAGCAAAAGGGCAGATGACCTTAGGCTTGTAGCGGACAAAATTTTTTTGCCCGTCGTGTTGCATAAAAAATCAACGGGCAAGAAAAAGCCGCCTTCTGGCGGTATCTTACAGCCCCATGAGGGCGGAGGTTACTACGATGATGAAAGAACACAAAAGACTTACCGCTGGGTTTTTCCGCAGCGTGAACGCGCCTGAACTGTTCAAACAGTTCTTTGATAAGTTTGGCGCATGGCAGCAGTTGGGATTGAAAGAAAAGCCAAAAAACGACGATATTTACGACGCATGGCAACTGTTTGTCCATGCCAAGCGCGAATCCATAGATGATGCGCTTTGTTGTATGAACGACATTTCCTGCGAAGATGGGCGCACCTATTTATATGCCGCCGCGCAGGAAGCTGGGATTAGCGATTATAAGGACCTCAATCTGCACAAACTTGCCTTATTGCTTTGGCTTAACCATCCGACTCGCTTTGCTTCAATATACGACTGCTTCATTGTGGAAAAGAACGACAACCTGAAAGTGCTGATAGGCCGCCCGAATACTCCCTGTTCCCCCAGCTCTGCAGACTTTGAGAAGTTCAAAACCAGCCTGCGCGAGATATTGCGCCGGGGCGGCGAAGGGCCGCGCCTAAAAATTGAAAGTCTGCCGGAAACGCAGGATAAATGGGTGCTTGTGGTACCGCACGAGCATTTCATGAAACCCGAACATGAGTTCAAAACCGAAACCACCATTGGCACGCGCGACCGTCGGCCCGTTCACGAGCTTGTGCTTATCTACTACCCGGAAAAAGGCCTGTTGAAGCTGAAAGTGGGCGGCAAGGGCATGCGGAAAGCGGAGGCCATTGCTTCGTTATTTGCCACCAATATACTGCATCAGCGCGGCGACCACTTCAAGGCGGAGGAAATCGTCTGTTTTAATCCTTTATTGCGCCCCGGCTTTAATTTCCCCGTTCGGCCCACGGACGAGTTTGAATGGGCGAAAGTGGTCGGCATGAACTATACGCATGCGGGCGATAAAAACTTCCGGCACCAAATCACCTGCAAAGACACGATTGGAGGCACGCAGGATGTGATTGGCAAATTGCAGACTGGAGGCGTGCGGTTACAGGATGCGGATATCAAATCACTGGCAATACAGTTTCAGTTCAAAGGCGGCGGGCGCAAGAAACGCAAAACGGTAATGCTGACCAGACCGCATTACTACACGCTGGACGAAACGCCGCGCGACCGGCATATCGAAGAAGTTCTTATGCGCTGGGGGTTTATCAATGTCAACGCAAACCGCACTGTTGCTGTTGCAACGGCTTGACAGGGCTTTTTCGGCCCAGTTCCGCAGTAAAGAGCTGTCTGCGCTATTGCCCCAGACTGCCGCAGACAAGCTCTTTGACAAAGGCGTGCTGGTTATGGAAACCGAACCCGATACCGCGCCGTGTCCGCTTGGCGAACATGAAGGTGACGGTCTTGTGGCGGTTGCAAAACAGAACGACGGCTCTTTTACCGGGTTCTGTCTAGAGCATGGCAAACACGTCAAACTGCTTCCGGAAGAAGCGGAATGGGTTAAATTCGCCCCCGAGGCTTGGGTGGCCGCTCTGGCCAGCGCGAACGGACTTATAGAAAGCTCGCAGAGGCACGAGTCCGGTTTTCTATTTGCCGGGATACATAGAACCGGAAATAGAAAAGCGGGCGTGGCGATTGTGTCGGCTCACGCACAAGGAAACGCGCACGACTACAGGCCACGCGCCGTGGAAGCTGACGACTGGCTATATATTACATTGGACAACAGCCAGCCAAATAATGGCGAACGCTATGCCTATATCCCAGCCAGCGCGGCGTTTGGCTTGGACTTGCTGGCATTGGACAAATCGGCTCTCGGTACGGCGTTGGGCCAGCTTAAAAAAGCAGCCCCCGACGCTTATTGCCTGAAATATACCAGCGGGAGCAAGCAAGCTGCATGCCAATCGGAAGCAGAATATCAAAAGGCCATTGCGTCCGGCGAAACCAAGAAATATGCGCTGGTTGTAGACCTTATGGGCTGCAAGGCTTGGCGCTCCGGCAAGCGGATTACGCACATGGCGCAGAAAAAAGATAAGGGACGGCGAAGCGTCTTATCGCCGACTGGTCTGAAGCTCCTTGCGGAGTATCTGCGGCAACCGCGCATGCCATTATCGCCGTATAAGGTGGGACCGTATTTAGGCGACCGCGATTCGCGCGAGAAAAAAAGCGCGCAAACCATGCTCCTGAATATGTGCAGTACGCTTGCAGTAAAGGAAGTCTTGCAACTGACCAACAATCCCACGGATACAGTCGGCGACGGCTTGTATGAATTCAATCCGCCCGCCAAGTTCAAATACCTGCTGCTCGCCCCTCCTGACAACGAGTGACTCCCCCTACCAACTAACGCAATCAACCGCCCGGACCTAAAATCCGGGCGGTTTTTTGTCCATTCCTCCGACGGGATAAATTTGGATAAATCCGCGCTCCCTTGGCAGATAAACCGCGACTGCGAAAATAGTTTTGGAAGGGCAAAGACCCTCCCACAACTTATGCCAAGGAGGCAATCATGCAAAACGAAAACGCTGCCATTTCGGACTGGCGTTGCCACGCTTGCGGCAAACTGCTCGCAAAGCGGCAGGGAAACCAACTGCACATTCAAATCGGGGACAAGCACCGCTATGTGATAGACGGCAAAGCAACAAGCATCTGTCCGCGTTGCGGCGCATTGAACTCTGCGCAGACCGCAGAAATAGTTTCCGATAAGCAGTAATCGACAGAAAACAGAGGCGCGCGACGCCCATAAAATAGGCCAACAGGAGGTGCATAGACGCCCGGCCATCAGGAGGGCGTCATGCACAAAGCCTATAAGGCAGGAAGCAGTAACAGGTTCAGCAAATGGGAAATAGAACTGGCACAAGGCAAAGCAAAAGGGCTGGTCGGCAAATACGGTTTTACGGCAGCCGACCTGCCAGATATTGAACAGGAATTGCTGTTGGAAATACACCTCAAGCGCAATGTAGCAAGCAAATGGAGCAAGCGCACTGCCACAGACCGCACAATCCTCAGCCGCATTCTTGATAACCGCATTCGCCAAATAATCGAAACGGCTTCCGCAAAAAAGCGCTGCGCAACAATAACGGACTCGTTGGAAACTCCTGTAGGACTCAATCACGAGGGTGAAGAAGTCACGTTTGGCGATATTTTGGGAGACGACAGGATTGTGCGGCGCAGCCGCGTGCCTTCCGCAATCCATCCACAGGACCTACGGATAGACCTTTCGCTAAAAACCGGCAAATTCTCTTCGCTACAACTCCGCCTGAACGTGCTGTTCATGGAAGGCCGCAGCATCGCAGAAGCCGCCCAAATTCTGGGATTGCCGCGCACCACACTGCAGCATGAGGTGGCGCGTATGCGCGAGCTTTTCCGCCGGGAGGGATTCGATGCTTATCTTTGATTTTTTACGGGTTTGGTCACTTTTCCCGCGTTTCCGGTTTGTTTGTGGTGGAGGTGCTTATGTCTGAAATCTGCAAATTCAGTTTCAAACACCACATCAGCAGGAAAACGCTGGAGGAACGCATCGCGCTGGCTATCGTCACTGCGGAATGCGTCTACGGACAGGCAAAAGTCCGGCTGCACGCCGGTTATACGGCGGCGGACGGCAAGGCCGTGATAGATGTGTCCAGCGATGTCGGCGAGCATGTCGCGCAGGTCTTCACCGGCCTGATGATAAAACTGTTGGGCGAGGACAGCTTTACGCTGGAACGCATCGCCAAGGAGCCGCGCCATGACTGATATTCCTTTATACCGGCATCAGCGCGAGTCGGTTAGCTTCGCGGAAACGGTTGGCGGCAACTGCGCGCTGTTCCACGAGCCGGGCCTTGGCAAGACGCGGACTTGCCTTGAGATATTCCGGCAACGCCGCATCCGCCATCCGCAACTGCGGCTTTTGGTTGTCTGCCCGTTATCGCTGGTCAACGCCGCATGGGGCGAGGATATAAAACGATTCACCGGCTTCACTTCCGTGCCGTTCAAGGAAATGGGCGCGGCGGTGCCGGATATCGTGATTATCAATTATGAGGCATTGATATCCAAGCGGTATCTGGCTGCAATCCGCCGACTGATAACAGCACTACCGTTCATGTGCGTTTTGGACGAAAGCTCGCGGCTTAAAAACAACAAAAGTATCACCACCAAGACATTGCTGGAGCTTGCGCCGTTTTTTCAACACAGGATTGTTTCTTCCGGCACACCTATGCCGAATAGCGAGCTGGAACTATGGGGCCAGATTAATTTTCTGCGCCCGGAATACCTCAACAAGTCCTTCTACGCCTTTCGCAATACCTACTTCCATCTTGAGCGCAACGGGCAAAGAATGCGGCTGTCCGGGCAGAGCCTTAGCCGCGAGTATATGCGCGAAATTCTCAGCTCCGGCTGGCGTTACGCAATCACTGACGAGAACCGCCAGCGGCTTATGGAGCGCATCCGCCCGCTTGCAAGCTGGGTAAAAAAAGACGACGCGCTGGACCTGCCGGAAAAGATTGACGAAATCCGCGACGTGGTTTTATCCCCCGAAGAGCGCAAAGCCTACGAGGACATGCGGAAATATCTGGTCGCCGAAATCAACGGCACGGAAATCACCGCGCAGGTCGCGTTAGCAAAACTTATGAAACTGCGTCAAGCCACCTCCGGCTTTTTCTATGCGGCGGATGGCAAGGTCGCGGAAATCGGCAAATCCAGCAAGCTGCGCGAGCTGGAAAATGTCATTGAGGAGCTTGGCAGCCAGCCGGTCATTGTATGGGTGCAGTTTCACCAAGAGGTGGAAGCCGTCCAGAAAATGCTGTCCGAGAAATACGGCGCGGAGCAAGTCGTCACGCTCTACGCCGATGCAAAGGACAAGGACGACTCCATCTGGCGGTTCAAGACAGGACAGGCGCGGTATCTTGTCGCGCATCCGAAATCGGCTGGGCACGGGCTTACCTTCGTTAATTGTTCTGTCATGGTGTTTTACAGCCTTGATTATTCCTACGAAACCCACACGCAGTCGCGGGACAGAATCCACCGCATAGGCCAGCATCATAGCTGTCTTTACATCTATCTGCTCGCCAAAAAAACCATAGACGGTCATCTGCTGAAAGTTTTGCAGAAAAAGCAGGGATTGCAGGAGGCGGTGCATGCGCTTATCCGAAACGAGGCTTAAGCAGAAGGTGCTGGCGTTTTTGAAAGCTGAGTATCCCCGCGCGTGGGTCTATAAGGCGGCAGACAGGTGGACCTCCGGCATCCCGGACATTCTGCTGTGCGTGGACGGGCGGTTTATGGCGATAGAGCTTAAGGTCGGCAACAACCAGCCGACAAGGATTCAGAAATACGTGCTGGCAAAAATCCGCGCCTCCGGCGGCATGGCAACAGTCTGCCGGAGCGTGGAGGAAGCCAGAAACTTCATGAAAGGAGGTGATAGCGATGGTCAGAATCGGCGATAAGGTGCTGGTAAAAGTCGAGGTATACAGAATTGTCGAAACCAAAGACGGCGTAACCTACGGCGTGACGCTTGTGGGCGACGATACTCTCTGCAATACCCTCGGCATCAAAGACAAACACATAATCTCGCTCGCGGAGCGATAACGGAGGAATCATGCCGGACGAAAAAGTATGCGAAAAAGACTTGGTAGCGCGCTTCAAGGAAGCGAAAGAGCGACGGGACCACCAGAAAAAAGAACTGGAACAGTCGCAGAAGGAATACGAGGCGGCGGAAGGCCGGCTCATAGAGTATCTGGAATCCAGCTCCGCGACAGCCACCGCCACTTACGAAGGCATCGGCTACGCGCAGTTGCAAAAACCCCGGCTCTACGCCAACTGCAGGCAGGAGGACATGGACAAGTTGTTCTCATACCTCAAAGAGCGTGACCGGGCAGACCTGATAAAGACGGTCGTCATGCCGCAGACGCTTTCCAGTTTTATCTCGGAATGCGTGGAAAGCGGCAATGCCGTGCCGGAGTTTATCAGCTACTACCTCAAGCCGTCGCTACGGCTTTACAAATAGGAGCAACACAATGGCAAAAGACCTCGCAGTAAAAAAGAAACTGGCAATGCAGCCCGCCGGGCAGCAGCGCGGCTTTGAGGCGGGCGTGACGCAGGAAGACCTCATCATCCCCCGCGCCAAGCTGATACAGGCGTTGTCGCCGGAGCTTACGCAAGGCGTGGAGGGTATAAAGGTCGGCTCAATAATCAACTCGCTGACCAAAGAGCAGCTTCCCCAAGAGTTCATCCCGGTGTTCATGTTCAAGAACTTCATCCGGTTCAACCCGCGCTCAAAGGAGGACCCGAACTACGATGCGGATTACGAGCCGGGCGCGGTCATCTGGAAATCCGGCGATATGGACGATTCCAAAATCGCGGAAGCGGCAAGGTTCGGACCCAATGGCGAGAAGCCGGTGGCGACGGCGTTCCTTAACTTCTTCTCGTACTTCCCCGGCGTGCCGATGCCCGTCATAGTCAGCTTCTCAAAGACTGGCTACAAAACTGGCAAGCAACTGCTCTCGCTGGCGCGGTTCTGCGGCGGCGATATGTTCAGCCGAAAATACAAGCTCTACTCGCAGGCCGAGTCCAACAGCGTGGCGACCTATTGCGTGCTGAAAGTGTCGGCGGCGGGCAGCGCCAGCCCGGAGGAATACAAGACCTGCGAAAAGCTGTGGCGGGACTTTTCCGCTAAGGCAAAGGATATACAGGTGCATGACGATGACGCAGCCGAGGAAGCGCAGGACTCCCGGCCTTACTGAACCTCAAGGGGGCGGTGGCAAAACTGCCGCCCCTTCCATTTTTTCGCGGGAAGGTGCGCATGATAGAGCAAGCGTTGGCTTATGCGGCAAGAGGCTGGGCGGTATTGCCTTGCAAGGGCAAGATACCGCTAACGCCGCATGGCTATAAAGATGCCTCAAAAGAAGCGGAAGCGGTGAAGCGGCTGTTCGCAAATCACTACGCGAATATCGGCATAGCCACCGGCAAAGTGTCCGGCATTTTCGTGCTGGATATAGACATCAAAAACGGCGCGGGCGGCGCGGAATCGCTTGCGGAACTGGAGCGTGAATACGGCGCGTTGCCGTCCACCGTGGAGGCCAAGACCTGTTCCGGCGGGCGGCATCTGTATTTCCGCTATCCCGAGCAGGGCATAGGCTGCAAGACCGGCATCCGCAAGGGTATCGACGTGCGCGGCGACGGCGGTTATGTGGTCGCGCCGCCAAGCGTTATTGATGGCAAGTCCTACGACTGGCTCACCGGGCCGGATGCGCCGATAGCCGACGCTCCGGCATGGCTGCTGGATATTCTTTCGCCCAAGGATAAAACGCCCGACCTGTCCGACAAAGACGCGCTCATCACGCAGAACCGCAACAACACGCTTATGCTGATGGGGGTGAACCTGCGGAAAATGGGTCTTGAGCAAGCCGAGATAGAGAAGAACCTCCAGTCCATAAACGCGGCTCGTTGTTCGCCGCCGCTGGACAAGGCCGAGGTTTCCAAAATCGCCAGAAGCGTGTCCCGCTACGACAAGGACGGCAATTTGTCCGGCCCGCTTACCGATACTTGGAACGCGCAGTTTCTTTACTCCGGCTACGGCGGCGAGTTGCGTTACTGCGACGCGCTTGGCGGCTGGTTTATTTGGGACGGAACGCGCTGGCAGAAAGATGAAGCGTTCCAAATCATGAAGCTGGCGCAATCGGCTGTGCTGGATATGCGGGGCAAAGCTAAGTCGGCTAACGACAAGGATTTAGCCAAGCACGCCGTGCGATGCGAGGCCGAGTCGCGGCTCAAGGCGATGGTGAACCTTGTCCGGTGTGAAGACGGCATTACGGTAACGCCGGATACTTTTGACGGCGATGTTTACCTGCTTAACTGCCGCAACGGGACGCTGGACTTGCGGACCGGCGAGTTGCGCCCGCACAGCAAGACGGATTATATCACCAGGCGGCTGGAGCTGGACTACAAGCCGGAAGCGCAATGCCCGGAATGGCTCAAGTTTCTTGATAGCGTGTTCCTCGGCGACAAGGAAATTATCGGCTTCATGCAAAAAGCCGTGGGATACTCGCTGTCCGGCTCAATGAAAGAGCAATGCGTGTTCATACTTTACGGCGTGGGCATGAACGGCAAGTCCACGTTCCTCAAGCATATCTACCGGCTGCTGGGCGAATACGCGATGAACACGCCCGCCACTACGCTGATGGAAAAATACGGCGAGTCTATTCCTAACGATGTGGCGCGGCTTAAAGGGGCGCGGTTTGTTACCTCCATAGAATCCGGCAAGGGCCGCGCGCTTGCCGAGGCGCAAATCAAACAGTTGACCGGCGACGACCCGATATCGGCACGGTTCCTGCACCGCGAGTTCTTCGACTTCTTCGCCACGTTCAAAATATTCCTCGCCACGAACCATAAGCCGAATATATCCGGCACAGACAAGGGCATCTGGCGGCGCATCATGACTATCCCGTTTGAGAAAGTCATAACGCCGGAGGAGCGCGATGCCGTGCTGGACGACAAGCTCGCCAAGGAATATGAGGGCATACTGGCGTGGGCGGCGCAGGGATTCAAGCTGTGGCAGAAGGACGGGCTTGGCGAGGTAGCCAAAATCGCGCAGGCGACAAACGAATACCGCGAGGAGTCCGATATCATCGGAAACTTCATCACGGAAAACTGCGTTGTAGCGGAAGGCCAGCAGGTATCCGCCAGTGAAATACTTAAGGCCATACAGCTATGGGCCAAGGACGGGGGAATGCGCTCCATAAAGCGCACTGAGTTCATTGATTACATGCAGAAGCGCGGCTTCAAGCGCGACAGGATTACGGGCGGCAAGACCTGCTGGTTCGGCATAACGCTGAAAGGAAGCGAGCAGGAAACACTGCCTATGGACAATGGCGGCTATGAGCCGGATGCGGACGAAAGGCCGTTTTAAGCGGTTTGCGGCCTGTTGAGGGCATTATTACGCCCGGTTAGTGACGATAGTGATGATTCAGTGACGAAACTTTTAAGGCATTATCACTGCGGTTTGTATTGGAGGAAACTTAAAAAAGTGACGAAAGTGATGAAACTTTTCTTTTTAGCTCAATTAGGAAGAAAAAAAGAAAACAAATATATAGCAAAAAGGAAAAAGGACAATCGTCACTAAGTTTCGTCACTAAATGCCGGGAGGGTTATGGATACGCATGAGAATTACAAGCGGCTGTTGAAACGGAAACTGGAAGGCCTACGCTGGCTCAAGAAGCAGGAGGCTTTGGGCAAGGACACGGCCCAAGACCATACTGTGTTTGAAAACGAGGTCCTGAAGCCGTTGGCGGCCCTGAGGCAGGGCTTTACGCAGGAGGACGCCGCCGCATGGGACAGGGTGGAGCATATCGCCGAAATGTTCAACGGCAAAATCATTCTGGAAAACGGAGGCAGGGTATGAAACGGAAAAAGCGGGTCAAGAAGCCGGGCATCCGGCTGTCCACGCTGATGCGGGACAAGGAAATCCTAAAGCGGCTCAAGCAGGGCAAAGCCCCGAAAGAGGTCGCCTATGAGATGGGCCTAACGTCGGTGTGGATAGCTTACGATACCGTAAGACGATTCAAAAAATCTAGAACGGCATGTCGTCATCTGGAGTAGTTTCTGGTGCCATGTTCTCAACTGCTGGCTCTAACTCTTCTGGTATAGATGCTAATTCTAAAACTTTTGCTGCTTCTGCTTCCGGCAACTGTTCAACCTGCTTTAGCTTGCGTTCCATTACTCTAGTTCTTGTGCTTGTTTCATCAATTGTTTTGGTGGCAGTAGCAAGTTGCTTTTTTACTTTATCCAGCACTCCACCGAACTTTTGAAATTCGGTTTTGACCGCTTCCAAAATCTGCCAGACTTCACTTGCGCGCTGTTCAATAGCCATAGTTTTGAAACCCATTCTAAAACTATTGAGTATCGCAATAAGAGTGGTTGGGCCAGAAAGAATTACATGATATTGTCGTTGCAATTCTTCCATAATATCTGGATATCTTAACACCTCCGCGTATAAACCTTCTATGGGGAGGAATAATAAAGCAAAATCTGTTGTGGTGGGCGGATTTATATATTTATCATGGATGTCTTTCGCGGATTTTTTTACAGCAGATAATAATTTTTTCTTTTCCTCTTCAATTTCCGCGACATCGCCTTTATCAAAAGCATTGAGAAGTCTTTCGTAACTTTCCCTTGGGAATTTTGCATCAATCGGTAAAACAACTTTATTTGAATCGCTGCCGGGCAAAATAACAGCGTATTCTACGCGTTCCGCAGAATCAGATTTTACTTGGACATTTTTATCATATTGTCCCTTGGCCAATATCTGCTCTAGTATATTCTCAAGTTGTATTTCCCCAAGAACTCCGCGCGCTTTAACATTAGAGAGTACTCGTTTTAATCCGCCGACATCGGTTGCTAGGTTTTTCATCTCCCCTAAACCACTATGCACCTTTTCAAGCTGTTCGCTTACGGTTCTGAAGGATTCCCCAAGCCTTTTCTCTAAAGTGCCCTGAAGTTTTTCATCAACCGTTTGGCGCATTTTCTCCAGTCGCTCCTCATTGCTTTTTTGCATGGCTGTAAATTTTTCTTCAACACTCTTTTGCAGGTCGCCCATTGTTTTTTGATTTGATGCCAGCAACTGCTGCAATTCGTTTTTTAGCTCACCCTTAAGTCTATCCAGTGTGCCCTGAACCGTGTCAGTGTTTGTTTTCAAATTGGAGGAAAGCGAGCCTCGCGATTCTGCAAGGTTTGTATCTAGCTTTGTCTGAAAACTATTGATGGCCTCCTGTGTCGCGCGTTTAACTTCGCCCAACTGCTTGCCCATATCGGAGAGTGTGGTTGTTTGTACATTTTGAACGCTTTCCAAAGTTGTTTTAATCAATTGAGTATTTGCTTCTAGCGCAGATGCCATTTTGGTGTCTACAACATTGCGGATAGCATCTAGTTTTTCTTGAGTTTTGTCGACATTTGTTGTAAGACCCATCGTGATTGCGTTTTTCAATTCGCTAGCTTGAGTGGCATATTTATCCATATCTTCTTTAAGATTATTTCGAAACTCGGGCACAACTTTCCAAATCAAGTAAGCCATCATTGCTAAAACCAGAGATAGTAGTAATATCGTCATAAAAACCTCCGCCTTGCGTTCTGTCGTGAGCTATATCGGAGAAGAAGCCTCTATCTTCAATTATATGTCCAAAATTATCCAAAGTAAAACTCGTGACTTAAAAACAAACATCCGCTAGACTATTAATGTCGAGGTATACGCCGGGAGAACTATGGCGAATACCTCGATTTCTTTTTGCGTAAATTTAGCGTATACCTCGACAATATACGCCCTGCTCTGCGCCCTGAAAAATGGGCGCAGGGCTTCTTTTTTAGGCGGTAGCGCGGGCACACACATACATAAATGCTCGGCCCGGACGGATGCCGCCTCTCTTTGCGCCGGAGGGATATATGCTTAAGCCGGAATATATCCCCGTCGGCAAAATCAAACCCAACCCGCAAAATCCGCGCGTTATCAAGGACGAGGCGTTCAAGCGTTTGTGCGCCAGCCTCTGTGAAGACCGCGATTATTTTGAAGCGCGGCCCATACTCGTCAACAAAGACATGGTGATATTCGCGGGTAATCAGCGTTACCGCGCCGCCGTAGAAATCGGCATGAAGGAAGTGCCGGTTATCGTGATGGACAACCCGGAAATGGAAGCCAAGCGGATGCTGCGCGACAACATATCGGCGGGCGACTGGGACATGGATATACTTGCCAACGATTTTGACGCTGACTTCCTGCGCGATGTCGGGTTCTCGGACGACGAGTTAGGTGCGCTCGGCAACGAATCATTGCTGGACGAGGACAAGTTGGACGAAGTACCTGACAAGCCGGAGACAGCTATCACCAAGCCCGGCGACCTGTGGTTGCTTGGCGACCATCGCCTGCTTTGCGCTGATTCAACCAGCAACGCTGCCATTGCCCGCCTGATGGGCGGTGCCAAGGCCGACATGATATTCACCGACCCGCCGTATGGTATCGCCTATGTCGGCAAAACCAAGAAACGCCTGACAATACAGAACGACGCGATGTCCGACGCGGACTTCAGCGCCTTCCTCGGCAAAGCGTTCAGCGCCATGCGTAAGGTCTGCGATGGCGGGACGCCTTATTATGTGTGCCACGCGGACGGCAAGACGATGCTGTTCCGGCAGGCGCTCATGGACAACGGCTTTGAGGTCAAACAGACCGTTATCTGGGCCAAACAGAGCTTTGTGCTGGGCAGACAGGACTATCAGTGGCAGCACGAGCCGATACTGTACGGCTGGGCGGCAGGCGCAAGTCACAAGTGGTATGGCGGACGGGCAGAGACCACCGTCTGGGAAATCAACCGTCCCACGCGCAGTGAGGAACACCCGACCATGAAGCCCGTGGAGCTTTGCGCCCGCGCGATACGCAACAGCAGCCGCAAGGACGACACAGTGCTGGACCTCTTCGGCGGGTCAGGCAGCACGCTCATTGCGTGCGAGCATACTGGACGCAAAGCCTGCCTCTGCGAGATAGACCTTTTATACACCGATGTCATAGTCAAACGCTGGGAGCAGGCGACGGGCAAGAAGGCCGAGGTGCAGCATGCCGCATAAGCCTCTGCCGCCTTGCTCCTATCCCGGCTGCCCTGCATTGGCGGAGGAAGGCGTGCGATACTGCGCGGCGCACAAGGCGACGGCTGACAAGGCGGAGCGGGACAGGCGCGGCACTTCAACACAACGTGGCTATGGCTCGCGCTGGCAGAGATTAAGACTGCTCATCTTGGCGCTGGACCCGGTGTGCAGGCATCCGGGCTGCGGGCAGCTATCAACGGACGTGGACCATATAGTGCCCAAGTCCAAGGGTGGCACAGATGAGGAAAACAATTTGCAGGGGCTGTGCCACGAACACCACAGCCTCAAGACGGCGCAGGAAGACGGAGGATTCGGTCGATACAGGCCATAGGCCTATGAAATCCTCCCAGCTTTTCGGTTATAGACCGATGCGCGGCTACGCGTGAACGCGTCCATAATTCGCATAGGGGGGTAGGCAAGGAAAATATGCGCGGAAGAAAGCCGATACCGACGGAAATAAAGCGGAAAAAGGGCACTTTGAAGCGGTGCAGGACGAACCCTGCCGAACCGAAGCCCGGACCCGCCAACAGCGAACCGCCGGAATTCATGGACGACGAGGCTAAAGCCAAATGGCGCGAGCTGTTCCCGGAGCTTGCCGCGCTGGGCGTTATCAGCTCCATAGACCGCGACCTGTTCATGCTTTATTGCTCGGCGTATTCCAACTGGAAGCGGGCGAACGATGTCATCAAGACCAACAAGCAGGTTTACAAAACGCCCAACGGCGCGTATCAGCAAATCCCGCATGTGTCTATCGCGCGGGGCTGGATGCAGATGATGACGAAGCTGGCGGCTGAGATGGGTATACCTGCCACCATGCGCGGCAGGGTGATACCCAAAAGCAGCGATTTGCAAGACGAGGACACTGAGTACTTCGGCGAATGATTATGGCACAGGAAACGCAAGACTTTTATTTTGACAAGAAAGCGGCTGACAGAGCGGCGCGCTTCTTCGAGCGTTACCTTGTCCATATAAAAGGCAAATGGGCGGGCGAAGCGTTCACGCTGGAGGGTTGGCAGAAGGAAGACATTGTATATCCGCTTTTCGGCTGCAAACGCCCGGACGGCAGCCGCCAGTACCGCACCTGCTATATAGAAATCCCGCGCAAGAACGGCAAGTCCAGCCTATGTTCGGGCATCGCCCTGTATCTTCTGTACGCCGACAAGGAAGCCTCGGCGGAGGTCTACAGCGCGGCGGCGGACACCAAGCAGGCGGCGATAGTGTTCAACGTTGCAAAAGGCATGGCGATGGCTTCCAAATCGCTGATGTCGCGCGGGCAGGTATACCGCAATTCCATATTTATCCCCCGCACCGCGTCCACATATCAGGTTTTAAGCGCGGACGCATATACGAAACACGGGCTGAACGCGCACGGGATTATCTTTGACGAGCTTCACGCGCAGCCGAACCGGGAACTGTGGGATGTGCTGGCAACCAGCACAGGCGCACGCAGCCAGCCGCTCACTGTGGCGATTACCACGGCGGGATTTGACCGGAACTCAATCTGCTGGGAGCTGCACGAATATGCCCGCAGAATCAAGGAAGGCGTTATAGAGGACGACAGCTTTTTGCCGGTCATTTACGCGGCGGACGAGCAGGATGACTGGCGCGACCCGAAGATATGGCGCAAGGCCAATCCGAACCTCGGTGTTTCCATCAGCGAGGATTACCTCAAACGCGAGTGCGCCAAGGCCGGGAATGTCCCCGCCTACGAAAACACCTTCCGGCGGCTGCACCTCAATCAGTGGACGCAGCAGGAATCGCGCTGGCTGCCTATGGCGGCGTGGGAAGCGTGCGGCGGTCAGGTTATCCCCGAAATGCTCAAGGGCAAGCCGTGCTACGCCGGGTTGGACCTGTCCAGCACGACGGACATCACGGCTCTGGTGTTGGCTTTCCCCGTGGACGGCGCGGTGAAGCTGCTGTCTTACTTCTGGATACCGGGCGACGACCTGCACGAGCGTTCCAATCGCGACCATGTGCCGTATGAATTGTGGGTCAAGCAGGGGCTTATAAACGCGACGGCTGGCAACGTGATTGATTATGGCTTTATCGTCGCCAAGATAACCGAACTTCGCAAGCAATACAACCTCAAAGAAATCGCATTTGACCGCTGGGGCGCGGCGAAAATCGTGCAAGAGCTGACCGAGCTGGGCATCACTGTGGTGCCTTTCGGTCAGGGTTTTGCCTCAATGGCCGGGCCTAGCAAGGAACTGTTGCGGCTGGTGCTGTCCGGGAAGCTGCACCACGGCGGCAATCCGGTGATGCGCTGGATGGCGGACAACGCCGTAGTAAAGAGCGACCCCGCCGGGAATATCAAGCCGGACAAATCAAAAAGCACGCAGCGCATAGATGGCATCGTAGCCGCTGTCATGGCATTGGACCGGGCGATGCGCCACGGTGCGGGACACAGCGTCTACGAGAATCGCGGGATGGTGATTTTATGAATTGGCTTAAAAAGATTTTCAGTTTCGGCGGGCGGAAGATGCAAAGCATGCAGCAATTCTTTGCCGACGTGTTCCTGCCGCTTTCGGACACGCAGAGCGGCGTAATGGTGAACGAAACGCTGGCGTTGAATCTGTCGTCGGTATACGCCTGCACGCAGGTGCTGTCGCAAACGGTGGGCAGCCTGCCGCTCCACGTCTATCAGCGCACGGCGGACGGCAAGAACCGCACTGCTAATCACCCGCTTTACCGGCTGCTCCACGACGCTCCGAATCCTGAGATGACCTCCATGAGCTGGCGGCAGGCCATCATGTTGCACCTGTGCATGTGGGGCAACCACTATTCGGAGATAGAGCGGCGCAACGGTGAGCCGGTTGCATTGTGGCCTATTACGCCTTGGCGGGTCGCCTTAAAGCGCGTGAACGGGCAACTGGTCTATGCGGTCGCGCTGGATTCGGGCGTGGTGAACGTGCCGTTTGCGGACATGCTGCATGTCAAAGGCTTGTCCTATGACGGTCTTATAGGCCTGCCGCCGATGCGCGCGGCGAAGGAAGCTATCGGTTTGGGTCTGGCGGCGCAGAAATACGCGGCTAAATTCTTCGCCAACGACGCTCGTCCCGGTGGAATCCTTGAACATCCGGGCCAGTTGTCGGACGAAGCGTCGGCAAGGCTCCGCAAATCTTTTGAAAAAACGCACGAAGGACTGGACAACAAGTTTCGCGTTGCGGTACTTGAGGAAGGCATGAAGTTCAACGCGGTGGGCGTGCCGCCGGAGGACGCGCAGCTTTTGGAAACCCGCAAGTTCGGTGTGTCGGAAATAGCCCGCTACTTCCGCATGCCGCTGCACAAGATTTCGGACCTTGACCGCTCGACGAACAACAACATCGAGCATCAGGCAATTGAATTTGTGACGGATACGATACGCCCTTGGCTGGTGAATATCGAGCAGGAGCTTTCGTTCAAGCTGTTTTCCGGCGACTTCTTCCCGGAGTTTCTCATCGAAGGCCTTCTGCGCGGCGACATCAAGACGCGCTACGAGGCCTACGCCATAGGGCGGCAATGGGGCTGGCTGTCGGCGGACGATATCCGCGAGCGCGAGAACATGAACAAGCTGCCGAACGGTCAGGGCGGTCAATATCTTGTGCCGCTCAATATGGGTTCTGGAGGAAACAATGGACAGGCAATTCAAAATACTGCCGATTGAAGGCGGCAAGATAACGCAGGAAAACGGCGCGGTCTTCTTGGAAGGCTACGCGAACACCAAAAATCAGGCCGACAGATATGGCGATATCCCGACGGTCTATAAGGCCAAACGGGATTACGTTTACGACTTAAAAGAGTATCTCAAAAACCCGGTGCTGCTGGTCGACCATGTAAACGCGGTTGACCACATTGCGGGTTCGATGACCGAAATCCGCGAGGACGGCAAAGGTCTTTACTTCAAGGCCAAGTTCTCGGCCTCGGATTTCCCGGTGGTGGAACACGCCCGCCAGATTTACACCGAGGGCCACGCCAAAGGCATATCTATTGCCGGGCGGTTCCATTATGAGAACCCCGACGCGCCGAATCAGTTAACCCTCGCCGAGATATACGAGATTTCGCTGGTGGCGGTGCCCGCCGACCCTGACGCATTGGCTGAGGCGGTGAGCAAAGCCCTGAAATCGCTGGAAACAGCAAAACCCAACGGAGGTATCAAGATGGAAAACCAAGAAGCGGCAGGCTCCATAGCGGAGCTTCGCAAGACCTTGGAGTGCAGGCTGGACGACTGCCTCACCAAGGAGAAAGCCGAAAAGCTGGTGGAGGACGTGGTAAAGCGTCTGCATCCCCAGCCGAGCGGCAGGCAGGTCCCGCCCCAGAGCCCGGAAGAAGTGATGGAACGGGCGGAGGCGTTCAAAAACTCGCCCAAAAACACGGCTGAAAAGCCTTGGACGAGCGAGTACGGCAGAAAATTCGGCAGCATGCGTAATTTCCTGCTCGCGGCGAAGGAGCGGCACCCCATGCTGGCGGACGCTAAAGCCATCATGACGGAAGGCACGCCCGCGACGGGCGGCTATGTCGTCCCGACCGAGTTCAGCTACGAGGTTATGCGGCTGCTCAAGGACGCTTCGCCCATAATGCAGCTGGCCAACATTCTGCCGATGTCCACATGGAAACGGCAGCTGCCGCGCCAGTTGACCAGCGTGTCAATCGGCTGGGTGACGGAAGGCGGGACAAAGCCGACCACGAACCCGACATTCGGGCAGCTGGAGCAGGTCGCAAAAGTGATGGCGGCGGTCATCAAATGCACCGACGAACTGCTGCGCGACAGCGCCATCAACCTGACGGCGTTCCTGTCCGAACTTATCAGCGAGGCTATGGCGCTGGAAATCGAGCGCGTGGCTTTGCTGGGCGACACAGGCGCAGGCGACCCGTTCACCGGCATCATCAAGGCTTCGGGCGTGAATGTGGTCAGCATGGCGGGCGCGTCGGTCAGCTTCGACGATATCGCGGAGCTGATATTCTCGCTCAACGCGGCGAACTCGCAAGGCGCGACAATCGCCTTGAGCCGCACCGGCCTCAAGAAGCTGCTCAAGCTCAAGGACAACCAGAACCAGTACATCTGGCAGCCGCCGACCGGCAATATCCCGGCGACAGTGTGGAACGTGCCGTATGTGATATGCCCGACGATACCGGGCAACCTCGGCGCGGGGACGGACTGCACCGTTGCGATATACGGACGCTTCAACCGCGCTCTGCTGATATCGCCGCGCGAAGGACTGGCGGTGAAGGTGTCGCAGGACGCATACGACGCGGGCGACAACAGCAACGCGTTCATGCAGGACCAGACCTGGCTGCGCTTCACGCAAGCCTTGTCCATCGACGTCGCGCAGGGCTCGGCGTTCTCGTACATGCTGTTCAAATAGGGAGGCAAGCAAAATGGAAACGAAACTCTACAGGGTGAAAAAGCCGTTCGGCGGCTACGCGGAAGGCGCGGTGATACAGCTCAGCGACGCCGACGCGGAGCGGCACAAGGACTTCATCGAGCCGCTCAAGAAGGACAAGAAAGCGGACGCGCCTAACGGGAAATAGTCTATGGGGACATTGCTTCTGGCGGGGCCTGCGGTGGAGCCGGTGACGCTTTCGGAAACGAAGGCGCACCTGCGGGTGGAGTTTGCCGATGACGACGCGCTTATCACGGGGCTTATCAAAGCCGCCCGCGAGTGCGCCGAGTCCGCGACCAACCGCAAGCTCATCACGCAGCGATGGCGGGTTTTTGAGGATAAAATCCCGTCCCCGCCGGAGTTTTGCCTCCCCTTCGCGCCCGCGCAGTCGGTTGATTGGGTGCGCTTGTGGGATTCGGCGAATAACGGCATTGTCCTACCGACGACAGCGTATTCCGTGGACGCGATAGGCGAACCGGCGCGGGTGTATCTGAAAGACATTCCGGCGGCGACGCTTCGGCGGTATAACGCCGTGGAAATAGCGTTCACCTGCGGCTACGGCGCGGCGGCAACCAATGTGCCGGAGCCGATAAGGCAGGCAGTGAAGCTGTTGGCGGCGCACTGGTATGAGAACCGCATCGCCGTTGGCGAGGCCAGCCAACTGAAGTTCGAGGAACTGCCGCTAGGCGTGCAGTATCTGCTTGCGCCGTACCGGCTCTGGGGGCGGCAATTATGAACCCCGGCAAGCTGAACCGGCGGGTAACGCTCCAGCGTCAGGAAACAGCGCGGGACGAGATGGGCCAAGCCAAGTCGGTCTGGACGGATGTTGCGACGGTATGGGCGGCGGTGCTGCCTTTGCGGGGTCGGGAGTATTTCGAGTCCGCTAAGGTGAACAGCGAAATTACGGTGCGGGTGATAATCCGATACCGCGCGGACGTAAAACCGAGCTGGCGCGTTGTCTCCGGCGGGGACGCATACGACATCGTAGAAATCATCAACCCCGCAGACGGGAAGCGGGAATTGCAGCTTATGTGCAAACGGGTGGCGTGATATGGGCGACATGGTGACGATACAACTGGACGGCATACCAGAGCTTGCGCTTGCGTTGAAGAACATACGCGGCGCGGAGCTTCGTAAGGCCACCATGCGTGCCGCCAAGAACGGCGCGGAAGTGATTCGCGCCCAAGCTGCGGCGAACGCGCCGCTTGATGCAGGCACGGACAACCTGTTCCCTGAAGGCCACAAGAAAGCGGGCTCGGCGGCGCATCTCAAGGACAACATCATGCTGACGGTCAGCACCGACCCGCTCAAAGGCGAAGTGCGGGCAAGGGTCGCGCTTCACTGGCGCGTCTGGTATGGCCGCCTCGTAGAGTTCGGCCATGCGCTGGCTGTCCGTTCCCATAAGTCCGGCAAGCGATGGGTCTACAAGCTCGTGGGCCGCGTTGAAGCCAAGCCATTCATGCGCCCGGCGTTTGATGCGAAGAAGGAAGCAGCAATCCAAGTCTGCGACGCGGAATACCGCAAACTGGTGGCGAAATACGGAGGCGAAAATGCCGATTGAGCGGACCTTGTATGACCTGCTCCGGCAGGACGCGGCTGTGTCGGCGACAGTCGCCGACAGGATATACCCGGTCAGGCTGCCTGACGAGGTAATCCTGCCCGCTATGGTCTACGCCAAAGCGTCGTGCATCCGGTACGCCTCGCACGGCGGGCCGTCAAAGCTGGCGTCGTCGCGGTTCCAGTTGGACTGCTACTCGGCGGATTACTTGGAGGCGAAGCGGCTGGCGTTGGCGGCGGTTGCCGCGCTTCACGGCAAGAAGGGCGGCGACATACAGGCCGCGTTCAACGATAACGAAACGGACGGATTCAGCGCGGACGACGGAATATTCCGCGTCACGGCTGACATCCTGATATGGCACAGGGAGGATTAATATGGGCGAAGGAATAAGCGCGTTCGGCACAACGCTTAAAATCGGCGACGGCGCGACGCCGGAAGTATTCGCGGCGATAGCCGAAGTGACCAATGTGGGCGGACCCGGCATGAGCATGGACACGGTGGACATCACCAGCCACGGCTCCGCCGGAGGCTGGAAGGAATACGCGGGCGGATTGCTCGACGGCGGCGAGATAAAGCTGGAGCTGAACTTCCTGCCGGGCAATACAAGCCAGCAGTCGCTTTCAGCCGCGCTCGCAGCGCGGGCAAAGAAAAACTTCAAGCTCGTGTTCCCGGACACCCCGGCGACCACATGGAGCTTCGCGGCGTTCGTGACGAACTTCGAGCCTAGCGCTCCGGTGGACGGCAAACTGGGCGCGAGCGTGACGCTTAAAATAACAGGCCAGCCGACGCTGGCATAACGGAGGAAGCAATGCTTCTCAACAAAGAACAGATAAAGAGCGTTTCCGACTTGGAGACGCAGGACGTGGAAGTCCCCGAATGGGGCGGCACAGTCAGGCTTAAATCGCTGACTGGCGCGGAGCGCGACAGGTTTGAGGCGGGCGTGGTGCAGGGGCAGGGGCGCAACACCACGGTGAACATGCAGAATCTGCGCGCGAAACTGGTGGCGCAGTCGGCAATCGGCGAGGACGGCAAGCCGCTGTTCACCGAAGAGGACGTGAAATGGCTCGGTGAAAAGTCGGCGAAAGCGCTGAACCGGCTGTTCAATGCGGCGCAGCAGCTTTCGGGACTTAGCGAAAGCGATGTGAAGGAGCTTGCCGGAAATTTCAAAGACGCCCGGAGCGAAGGTTCTACTTCCGCTTAGCCCTTGCTCTGGGCATGACGGTAAGCGAGTTGTTAAGCCGGGTCAGCTCGCGGGAATTGACGGAATGGCAGACGTATTACGAGCTGGAGCCGTTCGGCGAGGACAGGGCGGACCTGCGGGCCGGGATAGTGGCCTCCACGGTGGCGAACGTGTCCCGAAAAAGCGGTACGAAGCCGTACAAGGCGCAGGATTTCATGCCGAAATTCGGCAAGGAAAAACAGGACTGGCGGGAACAGTTGGAGATGGTGAAGGCGATAAACGCGGCACTCGGTGGAACAAATGGCGACGATAGGCAACCTGATAGTGAACCTGACGGCGAGAACAGCCAGCTTTGAGGAAGGCATAGCCAAAGCTGAGAAGACGCTTGCCCGCGCGGGCAGGCGGTTCACGACGCTCGGCAAGGAGATAACCTACGGGCTGTCGCTGCCGTTCGCCGGTGCCGCGCTGTCAGCCGTCAAATTCGCCACCGAGTTCGACGACAGTCTGGACAAAATAGTCGCCATACTCGGCGTGAGCCGCGAGGAAGTGGACGCATGGCGCACGGACATACTGAAACTGTCCACGCAGACCGGCAAAGGGCCGAAAGAACTGGCGGACGCGATGTATTCCGTGGCGCAGGCGGGCTTGCGCGGCTCGGACGCGCTGGAGGCATTGAAAGTGTCGGCAATGGCTTCGGCTACAGGCATGGGCGACACGAAAACAGTCGCTGACGCGGTAACCTCCGCGCTGAATGCCTATGGCCCTGCCAATCTTAGCGCGGCTACGGCTACCGGCGTTCTGGTTGCCACTGTCAAGAACGGCAAGATGCAACTGGATGAGCTTGCGCCGGTCATCGGGAAGCTCTTGCCGGTATCGGCCCAGTTGGGCGTCTCGTTCGGCGAAGTATCGGGCGCGGTGGCGGCGATGTCCCGGCTGGGCATGGGCGCAAGACAGACGGTATCCGCGTTGCGCGGCGTATTCATGACGCTGCTGAAACCGACGGACCAGACGCGCACGGCTATGGAATGGGTCGGCCTGTCGTTTGACGGACTGCGCCGCCAGCTAAAAGAGGAAGGCTTGTTGTCCGTACTACAGACACTCAAGGAACACTTCGGCGATAACGAACAGGCGATGGCGCGGGTGTTCCCGGAGGCCGAAGGGCTTGTCGGGCTTTTGAACCTCATCGGCAAGAACGGCGAGGCAGCGCGCGCGGTAATCGCCAGCGTGGCGAAGGCGACGGGGCAGGACCTCAAAAACGCCTTCAATATCGCCAATCAGGACGCCAGCCAGCAGTTCGCCAAGGCGCTGTCCGTGCTGCAGGTCGCGCTGATAAAGCTGGGCGATATAGCGTTGCCGACGGTAATCAAGCTGACCCAAATGCTGACTTCGGCGGTGCAGAAAGCGACGTCATTTATCGCCGGGTTGGATAAACCGACAAGGGACTGGCTGGTTGCCTTGGGCCTGATTATCGCGGCGCTCGGCCCGGCTGTCTGGGCTTTGGGGCTGTTTCTGTCCGCGCTGAGCGGGCTTGCGCCCGTGCTTGGCTGGGTAATCGCGGCGTTCAAGGCGGTTATCACGGCAATAGGCGCGTTGACCGGGCCGGTGGGATTGATTGCCGTTGCCCTTGTTGCCGTCGGGTTGATTGTCATAGACAAGTGGTCGGTAATTGTAAAAACATGGGAATCGCTTATGCGGACTTTCCGCGAAGTCTGCAAAAGCTACATGGACGACGTACTGACCATAGCGGACTTCTTTGTGCAGTTCTTTCAGGATAAATTCCAAGCCCTGAAGGACTATTTCAAAAACTGGGTGCGGGATTTCATGACCGTGGCCGAGTATCTGCACCTCGATTCGGCTGTCAGCGCGATAAAGAAATTCGTTGACGACACTTCGGACGCGCTGGGCAGCTCGAAAGTCGGTCAGTCGCTAAAGGGCGTGGCGGATGACGTGAAAAAGTGGGGCGGCATTATCGGCGAAACCGCGCTCAATACGGGCAAGGACATAGCGCAAAGCGTCGCCGACGGCTACGGCAAGGCGCAGGACTTTGTCGGCGGCAAACTGGACGCGGCGAAAAGCGTGTTCACCGGCACAGTGGCCGCGCCGAAACTCAATATGCCGCAATCCCCGGAGATGCCCAACCTCGCGGCGGACGCGCCTGAGCAGGCCGGGCAGTTCGCGCAGGCGTGGCAGGACGCCTACAACCAAGTGTTCGTGTCGGCGACCATGCTCAAGGACAATCTTGCCGCCACATTCAACGCGGCGATATCGGCGCTGTCCGGAGGGTTCGAGGAACTGTTCGTCGCCATAGAGCAGGGCACGGTGAATCTTGGCGACATTATGGAAGGCGTGTGGCAGGCGTTCAAGGCCAGCATTTACAAGATACTGGCGGAAATCCTCGCCAAGAAAGTCGTGATGTGGACGCTGGAAAAGGCGCAGGCTGCCGCATTGGCCTTGTTTGAAACCAGCACGACTACGGCGGTATCGGCGGTCAAAAGCGCGGCGACGGCAAAGGAAGTCACAGAAAACGCGGCTGCGGCCCATGCCGAGATAGCGCAGGCGGCGGCTGTTGGTCAGGCGAAGGCGGTCGCGGCGCACGCAGGTATCCCGTTTGTCGGGATTGCTATCGGTCTGGCGGCAGCGGCGGCAATACTGGCGATTATTCTCGGTTTTTCCGGCGGGTTCGCGGCTGGCGGCAGGCCGCCGGTGGGGCAGGCCGCGCTTGTCGGCGAGAACGGCCCGGAACTTTTCGTGCCGGACACGGCGGGAACGGTGATACCCAATAGCGCATTGTCCTCCGGCGAGGGAGCGAACCAGCACAACGTTTTCAATATCAACATGACCCTGCAGGTGTCGGATTTGAACGCCTCCGAGCGCGAGCGCGTGCTTGGCGAACTGGCGGAACAGATACGCAGGCGCACGCCTAACGCTTTGGCGTTTGCGGTCAACAGCCGGGACGCGGCCTCGGACAACAAACGGAGGGCGGTATGAGCGATTATCCCGTCTTTTACGGTCCGAACGCAGTCAACGAGAACAACGCGATAAGCGTTTCCGGCGGCGACGCGGTTAAATACCGGCTCTATGACCGCGACTATAACGCGCTCTGGAAAACGGCAGGACAGAACAGCGACGCCTCCACCGCGTACATTGAAATCCTGTTTCAGGAAAACGGCGTATCCGCGCTCAAGACCGTAGACACGGTGATACTGCAAAATTGCAACGCGGTGACCGCCGTGGTCGAGTTCTACACCGGGTCTGGCTGGGGCAACGCCATAACGCTTAACGCAATCAATCGAATCGGCATATCGCTCAAGGCGCAGTTTGCGGCGAAGCAGGCTTACGGAATCCGCATAAGCTTCAGCCAGACGCAGACCCCGAACCAAGAGAAACAAATAGGCGAGGTGTGGGTTTTGGAAACGCTGCTTGCCGCGTCAAAAGGTTTTTATGGCTACGAGCCGGGCTTCTCGGCGACGGATATTTCCACGCAGATGATGGACGGCGGCGTGAAAACCGCGCTGGTTAAATGGTCGGGCGACAGGGTAACGCGCTGGGGCGCAAGCCTTGCCTTCGCGGGACTCAGCCAAGCGGAGGCCGACGCATTGCTGGCGGTCTACAGCCTCGGCGAGTTTGTCGTTTACCCGGAACCGGAGGCACTGCCGCAAGCGATATATAGCGTCTCCGCGCTAAAAGACAGCCTGTCCTGCGGCTATGTGAGCAAAAGCAAATCCGGCGGACTGACGGTCAGTTTCAAGGCGGCGGAGTCATGATAACGCTATCGCAAGGAATACTGCAGGCGCAAAAACTGAACACCGCCAAGGTGCGGCGGCTGGTGGCGTATCGCCGCCGGTACTGGGATATTGAGGCGCAGGCATTTGCCTACGAGACGCAATGGACTGTCATCCCAGAGAAGAATATCCGCGACATCAGCAAAACCAAAGAGGAGCTGGACGCCGTCCGCCTAAACGAGTTCCGCACCGGCTCGCTGACGATGCGGGTTTATAACGGCGCGAACGAATGGCTGGAGCGCGCGGATTACGGCGTGTTTAAGAAAGACACCCTTGCACGGTTGGGCTACACGGCATACCGGACAATGTTCAAAGTCGCGGCGGTCTACCAATTTTCCGACGGCACGGAATCCGAAGAAGTCCGGCTGTTCACGGGCTATGTGTCCGGCATATCTTTTTATTCCGACGACAAGACGGCGCAAATCAGTCTCGACGCGCCGCATATTTTGCTGGACGACGCTGACGCGGAAAACTATTCCACCGCAATCACCGGCGAAGTCTTGGGCATCGGCGACGGTGTCACCAAAGAGTTCACCACTTCCGGCAAAAACGTGGGCCGCATAAAACGCGTCACGGCTGGCAGCGTGTTCAAAGCGCCGGGCACGGATTACGAGATTTCCGACCTCAGCACATACGATACGCCCGCCAAAATTGCCTTCGTGTCCGCGCCGTCGTCCGGGCAGGCGGTTGTCGCGGATTACCTTTGCTGGCACACGAACCTGCAAATCCACGAGGTTGTGAACGGACTGCTGGACATGGCAGGCATAACCGACCGCACCGTTGAGGACGTGATATTCCCGAACAGGGTGTTCAAGAAAATAACGCACGCGCACTCCGAGGACAATATCCGCTACGAATGCGACGATTTGCCGCAGAACTCCAGCCCCGAATGGGAATTGTTCGAGGACACCGGCTCTTACACGGCGGAGATAGACACTTACTGGCCTTCCGGGACCGGCGGCGGTAGCAACATTCTGACGGTTTACACGCCTAATTATACTGCCTCCACCAAACGCTGGCGCAGGACCATAGGCGCGGCGGGAAGCGGCTGCGTAATGGCATTCGGCGTTATATCGGGCTACGCCAACGAATACGCCTATTTCGCGCTTTCGCACGGCGCGGACAGGGCCGAAATCCGGCAGGGTTACGCGGTGGGCGGCTCCGGCATCCACTGCCAAGTATTGCTTAACGGCGCGGCGATATGGGGCGGCGGGGCTCCCGCCAACGCGCAGTATGTGCTTTACCACAAGCCGGGCCGCGTGGTGGCGTTTGTCGGCGGCGTGAAGGCAGTGGATTACACCTACACGCCCGGCGCAGGTGCGGTTCCTGTGGCCGAGTTCGGCTGCTGGACTACCGGTACGCCCAGAAACGCGCCGGTCTACATAGATTATGTGCGCGTCTGCGGCGAGTTCGGCGACCTGCCAGCGTTGCCCAATCTGCCTTTGCTGGGGAGCAAGCTGTACGACGCGGACGACTTGTCGGCTGACGTAACGGCGTTCGAAAGGCTGGACGAAACAGTTACCCAGTACAACGGCAGCTCAACGAGCTACAGAACGCAGACCTCGCTCAATAACGCGGCATATACGTCGCTGGAGGCGGTGGAAAACGGGCGCATCGCAAGTCCGGCGTTGCGGTATCTCCGTATCGAACTGACGCGCAAAAGCTCGGACAGCGGTCAGGATTTCCCGGCGGTGGCCGAGCATAGCGTAACTTACGCCACACTGACTACGAAACTGCGGCTGGTGGATTGCTCCGGCCTGACGGTTCTGGACGCTATCGAAAAGCTGGCGGAAATCGCCTCCTACGAGTTCGGATTCGACCGCATGGGCAAGTTCTTCTTCCGGTCGCGCGAATCCGGCGTAGCGGCTTTGTGGCTGTGGGGCGACGAGGGCGTTTACTGGGGCGACGAGCGGGTATTTTACTACGACCAAGACATAGCCGGAATGTTGTCCACGCGCATAGCGTTCCCGCACATTACGCTGACGAACCGCGACATCAAGGAGATTTCCCGCGTAAACGACGGGCTGAAGAACGTCTACAACAAAATCATCTCCAATTACGGCGATTACAGCGTCATCGCGGACCCGGACACTTTCAACATGCCGAGGCCCAATTCGCAGACGCTCTATGGCGTGAAGCAGCTCTCCGTGGGCGGCTCGCAGTTCCTTTTGGAACAGGACGCGGATATCGCAACCGGTACGGCGCACGGATACTTCCGGCTCTACTCAAAACCACACAAGGAATATGAGTTCAAAACCTGCTTCCTGCCGCAGTTGGAAGCCGGGGATATGGTGCGGCTGCGCTACACGGACAAATATCCGGGCAATCCGAAAAAAGCGTGGCATATCGGCGACACAGCGGCGTATATCGGCAAGCCGGACATACACCTGTGGGGCCATGAGGGACAGTCGGCTTATGACGTGGTGGGCAAGGTTTTAGAAGCGGCGCATGACTGCGTCCGCATGGAGTCCGAGCTTACGGTAAGGGAGGCGGCGTAATGGGCGACAAGCGGATTCCGGTTATCTTTCAGGACAGCGCGGCTGAAATACCGTCGGCGTCGAAGTTCAACAACAATTTCAGCCATTTGAATCTTGTCCCGTGGAACCTGATAAACAACGGCGGCATGGAGCAGTGGTCCGGCGGTGCAAGCGTCGCGCCGGACGACTGGACGCTGTTCGGCAGTGGCGCGTCCATAGCCAGAGTGACCGACAGAAAGCAGGGCGATTACGCCGTCGCGCTGACCTATGGTTCGGCAGACGCGTATCTGAAGCAATCCAGCGCGGAACTTGCCGGGCTCAAAGGCCACACGGTGAAAGCATGGGCTTGGGTTAAATGTTCCACGCCGAACGCGGCACGACTGCGGATACGGGACGGCGTTGGCAGTTCCGTTTCGGCATTCCATAACGGCACAGGGCTTTGGGAGTTCATCTCGCTGACGCACGAGGTGGCAAGCTCGGCGACGGAGCTGTCGGTAGAACTGCACATGGAATCCGGAGGCACATCGTATTACGATGCGGTGGTACTGGTGGATTACGACGATATAACCGGCTTCTTTCCCAGCGGAAAGGATTTGAGCGGCGAGCTTACCGCAACCGGGCTGGCGAGCCTTTCGGCGGACCAGACCTTTACCGGCGCGAACGCATTCAACGGCGCGGTGAATCTCAACGGGCAGGGAAACAACGTCCCCGCTTGGGAGAAATTCACCAAGAGCTATTCCGATTTTGTATCGGCGGGGTACTCGAACACGATTACGCTGTTCACGCTTCCGGCTGGTGGGGTTATACACGGCGTGAAGATAAAGCACAGGAACTGTTTTTCGGGCAATTCCATAACGGGCTACACGATAAGCGTCGGCATAGACGGCGCGCTGGCCAAGTACGCCTCGCCTTTTGACGTGTATCAGGTCTACGGCGACGACGTGTTCGAGATGGCGGTGGGCCTGTTTTCGGAAAGCCACGCCAATGCCACGCTGGTCAGGGTTACAGCCGCGTCGGTCAACGGCACGCTGAACATGGGCACGCAGGGCGTGGTCGACATCTGGGTTTTGAAATCGGTGGCAAAGTGAGGTGATTTATGACGGTTTCGGTTTTGAACATGGTCGGCAGAATGAAAAGCCAGGTATTCGCGGCTTCCGGGACATGGACGCGCCCTGTGGGCGTGGATTACGTCCGCATAACGCTGGTCGCTGGCGGAGGCGGAGGCGCGGGAGGCGGCAATTCCGGCGCGAACCAGTATGCGGCAGCTGGCGGAGGTGGCGGCGGAGCCGGAGGGATTTATCAGGGCATTGTCGCGGTCAGCGGGAATGTTGCGGTTACAATCGGCGCGGGCGGAACCGGGGGTACGCGCGGAGCTTCGACCCAGAAAGGCGGAGACGGCTCGGACGGAGGGAACTCGGCATTCGGGTCCATAACCGCTTACGGCGGGAAAGGCGGTCGCGGCGGGATGCCCAGCAACAATTCCAGCTATCCCGGCATAGGCGGTCAGGGCGGGGCCGGTTCCACATACGGACAGAAAGGTATGGACGGTTCCGAAGGCGGTGCTGCAAATACGCAATATGGCGGCGCAGGCGGCGGCAACAGCGTTTCCGGTCAGTTGGGTGGAAACGGAAGCCCCGGTTGCACTGCGGGAGTCGCGGCATCGGCAAACAGCGGCTGCGGAGGCGGTGGCGGCGGTTCTGGATGGGAATACACGAGCTATATTCCCGGCGCTGGCGGGGCGGGCGGCTCCGGCTACTGCGAGGTCGTCTGGTGGGAATGATTTATGGCTAAACCGGCTGACATAGAAAACGGGCAGAAGCCCGACGCTACGAAGCTGATGGCGTGGCTCAGTTGGCTGGCCGCTGGCAAAGGCATCGCGTCCGGCGCGTCGGCGGCTAAAGGCACACCGGAGGATTGCCAGCTCTACTGGGCGACGGACAGCAAGCAGCTGTTCTTTTACACGAAGGATTCTTCCTTGGGGGCGAACGGATGGATAATCATAGGCTGAAAATAATAGCCGTTCTTGTAGTCGGGTTCGCGGCTTTGGCGGTCGCGGCTAACTCGCCGTATTACGGCGTGAAGCCGGACGAAATAGCGGGCACGGCGGAAGGCCATATATCCGGCAAATGGGGCATCGCGGCAAGCTCGCAGACGGCGGACAGTTACACCATAACGCTGGACGGGCCTGTGGGCAAAGGCACCTTCTACACGGTGGAATCCGGCACGGCGACGGCAAACCATGTCCAGTCGTCCACGCTTCAGACCGGCACGGCTGCGGTTAGCAATACGCTGACGGTCGGGCAATCGGCGACCATCGGAGCAAGCGCGGCGATAGGCGGCAACGCCAGCATCGGCGCGGATGCGAATGTCGGCGGCAACACTTCCGTCACCGGCAATATATCGGCACAGGGAAATCTTTCAGTTCAGGGCACGGGCAACGTAACCGGTGCGTTCACCGGCAGCACCGGCACATTCAATAACGCGCTCGGCATCGGCATTGCTCCCACGGCACGGTTTAACGTGCATAACGGCAACATGGTAATGACCGGCGTGTCCGTCCCGTTCCAGTTCCCGTCCACTACGCGCATAAGCCTCAACCTGAATACGGATTTCTCGGACGCGCTCGGCTCTTGGAGTGGGTCAAGCGGCGGCAGCCCGACTATAAACTCCGGCGATTACCGGTTCGGCGGCGGGTCCGCGTTCTTCCAGCTCTATCGCGGGTTGCGCCAGTCGTGGAGCGGCGACTACAAGCTGACCCCGCTCACCGAATTCACCCTGTCGTTCTGGGCCAAACGGTTGTCCAACGACGATTCATTCTTTTTCTACTGGATAGGCAATCCCGACAGCTATCGCTGGTTCAGCTTCGAGTGGCGCTACAACAATAACAGCCCGTATTTCACCATGCACCTGCGCGACTGGTACTCCGGCACCAGCACCCAGCAGGCCAGCGAAGTGACGCAGCGGTTCACCGCCAACGAGTGGCATTACATCGTCCTGCAATATAACCACCAAAGCTCGCGCAGGACCACGGTCTGGATAGACGGGACCCGGCTGGCCTGCTCCGGTTCCACTTCGGATGGCGGCGTGCCCAATTTTCTTAGCGGGTTCATGAATATCGGCGGGATGACCGATGTGCGCGGCTGGTGGGGCAACACCTCGGCGGGGTTCTACGGCTATATGGACGAAATCCGGCTGGAATACGTCGCACGCTACGACTACAACGCCGCCAGCATCGCCGTTCCCACAATGGAATGGGGCACGCCCACTATAAACAGCAAGTTCGGCATACATACGACCAACCCGCAGGCGCGGCTTCATATCGGCAATGTTGACTCCAAGACGGACCAGATACTGGTTGAAGGCGGACGGCATAGCCTGTTCAACCAGTCCGGTGGCGTGGGCATAAACGTCGGCACCGTGGAACCCACCGCCAAGCTGGACGTGGTGGCGGACGCGCAATATCCGTATGCCCTGCGTGTAAGTTCTACCGCGCAACAGAACCTGCCGATACTGTCGGTCAGCACGGGGACATGGTTCGTTGGCGTGAGGAAGGCCAACCCGCAGGCGGAGCTGGACGTAAACGGCACCGCCAAGGCCAACCTGCTGTCGGCGACAACAGCGCAGGTGTCGCTTATCCAGTCCACGACGGTTCAAGCCGCGCTGTCGCAGGCGACTACAGGCCTATTCGCGGTCATGAACGCCACATCCGCCATCCAGCTCAACGGCTCGAATATCAATACCGCCGGAACGCTGGGCAACGTGGCCTACAGGAATCAGGACAACGGTTTCACGGTTACGCAGACCTTCCAGTCCTCGATGACCGTGCTGTCCGATTTCGAGGCCAGAGGGACGGCGAAAGCCGCTTTGCTTTCTGGAACGACGGTCTACGCCGGGCTGGCTCAGGCGACTACCGGACAATTTACCGTGGTGAACGCCACCAGCGCAATTCTGCTCAACGGCGCGGACATAAACGGCACCGGCACGCTGGGTAATATCGCCTACAAGGGGCAGGACAATAACTTCACCGCGCCGCAGACCTTCCAAAGCTCGGTCACGGCTAAGGACGTATCGGCTGACAGCGTAAAAGCCAGCGCGGGCATGTTCACCTCTATGGGTATCGGCGGGGCAGCTGTTCCTGAGGCCTATGTCGTGGATATCACGACCAACGCCTCAATCCCTCTCGGCGCAGTGCTTCACGTAGAGAACACCTACCCCAACCAGACCGCAATTGCCGCCAGAGGCTCGGACAACGACGGCATGGGCGTATCCGCGCGGGCCAAGACGGCTTTCGGCGGCAGCATGCATGACGGCGGCGCAGGGCTTAGCCTTACCCAAGACCCCAACAGCAGCCATGTCCGCTACATCCGTGCGAACCTGACCGGCTATGGGACGGATTTACCGATATACGACACCTACCAGTACACGGCGAACGCCGTATCCTCGGACGTGTACCACGCAGAGATGGGTATAAACGGCCCGTTCACCGGCAAATTCGTCAACTTCATAAGCACCGGAACCGTCCGGTTCGCGGTGGAGAACACCGGTGCGGTTTATTCGGCGGACACCATTACCGCCGCCTCCGGTGTTAACGCTTCCACCATCGCGGTTTCGGGCATGGCGTTGCTGGGCGGTGTCGCGTTCTACGGCGCGAAGACGCACACCGAACTGCAAACTTTGGCCTGCGAAACAATGCCGTGCATGGCGGTGTCGTCCGATTCGCCGTATGAGTTGTTCGTAGCGACGGGAACGGAGTCGGGGCAATGGCAGGGACAAACCAGCGGAGGAGGGCCTTAACATGGGCAAGATAGACGAAGTCATAGAGCGGCTTGCGCGGATGGAAGCCAAGCAGGACGCGCATCTGCAGGCATACGAGGCCGACAAGGCTCGCATAACCAAACTGGAGCATACGGTCAATGGCAACGGGCAGGTCGGGCTTGCCGAGGAGCTTCGCGCCGTCAAGACCAAGATTTCATGGATAGTCGGCGGCATAACGCTGGCGGTCAACGCGCTGTTCCAACTGGGGCTTAAATGGAGCGCCAAATGAACGACTTCAAATTAAGCGAGCATTTCACGTTCTTCGAGCTGACGCGCACCGACCGCGCCGGATTTCAGGAACTTAACCGACGGAAGGGGCTTTGCTATCCCGCCGAGCTTACCGGCCTGTGCCGGATAATCCTTGAGCCGGTGCGGGCGCATTACGGCAAGGCAGTCATAGTGCATTCCGGGTTCCGGTGCTTCGAACTTAATACCGCTGTCGGCGGTAGCGCAAACAGCCAGCACATGCTGGGCCAAGCCGCCGACTTCCATGTGGAAGGCGTGAGTATAGACGATGTATTTGCGTGGCTCTGGCACGAGTCCGGCATCCCGTTCGGGCAGCTTATAGACGAGCGGCGCGACGGCGAACGCTGGATACACGCAAGCACCGGCGGCAAGCGCGAAGTGCTGGGCTTCAGGGACGGCGTATATGCCCGGATGGCTTGAAAGAATTTTGTCGCTGGTCATCGGCAAAAGCGGCGACACTAAATGGCGGATAAGCTGGAGCTTTGATTTGCCGCTATTCAAAAACAGGAGGCAGTATGGACTACGAAAAGAAGGCGAAGGAACTGCTGGACAAGCTGGGCGCGGTGAAGGACAAAATCAAGACGGTCAAAAGCCTTAAAGACGCGGCTGAGGCCGTGCCGGACGTCGTGAAGCTGGTGGAAGGCGTCGGGCAGGACGAGGATATCAAAGGCTCGGACAAAAAGGCGCTCGCGGTGGCGATACTCAACGCGCTTATCGACATCCCGTTCCTGCCGGAAAGCGTGGAAGGCATGCTTATCGGCTGGGCGATAGACGCGGTAATCGCCGCGCTCAACAAACTGGTCGGCAAGGACTGGCTGGCGCAGCTCGCCTGAGCATGAAAATGCCCGTCCGGTTTATGGGGCCGGACGGGCAGAAAATAAAGGGATTCCGCCATAAAGTCAAGGGCTGTTTCTCAGACGGTAAAATGGCCTCCGGAAAGGACTGGATTAATCGCCGAACTCATTGTATGTTCATGATGACAGCAGAAAGGGCCAGACGAAAGGGAGGCATTATGAAGACCAAAAAGCAGGCGGGGTTCGAGCTGATAGCGATAATACCGAAGACGAAAACGGACTGCACCATACACCGGGAACTGGGAAGCTTCAAAACGCTGGAGGCCGCTACCGGAGCGGCAAAAGAAAAAGCATTTTTGCCGGAGATAGCCCGCATAGACATCTGGCACGGCGACACGATGGTCGGGCGCGTATACTCAAAACAACGGAGGACTATATGAACGGCAAAACGCTGAAGTCGCGCTACCTGAGTCTCAAACAGGACGGCGAAGAGATGTATGTCGAGGACGTGCCGGTGACCGGCAAGACGGAGGACTATATCCCGCTTGCCCTCAAGAAACTGGCGGCGGTCCGCAAGGCCCTGCCCAAGGCCAAGTGGAGCATCACGATAGAGGAGCAGTTCATAAACGGCTTCAAGCCAAGCAACATGCGCTATTTCACGATACGGGACGCCGAAACCGGCGAAACCAAAAACTCGGAGTATTCGTTATGAAAACCAAAATCACGCTGGAGCTGGAAGTCAAAATGGGCAACCCCGGCCTTGTAGGAACCGGGTTTGTGGGCCGCTTGCCGGACGGCACGACTTACAAAGAGCTGGTGCGCGTGTTCGGGAAGCCGCAGCAGGGCCTGTCCGCAGACGGCAAAATCCAAGCCGAATGGACCGGCAGCATAAATGGACTGGCCTTCACGATTTACGACTACAAGGCCGAAACCTGCCCCAAAGCCAACAGGGACTGGCATATAGGCGGCAGAACGCAGGTCGTAGCTGATTTGGTAACAGCCTATTTCATGCAAGCCGCACGATTGGGTAGAAAGATAATACGTCGTGGATGAAGACCAGACTTCCTTTCTTTTGAGATTTTCGGTATAGTATTTAATACCGTATTAAGAGCGATATGTGAACGCTAGAGGTGATTGTAATGGGAAACGGCGTAGTCGTTACATCTAACAATTTGAGAAGTAGCTATAATGATGAATCAATTCGTCCCACCACCATTGGGCACAAAGAGCAAATTCCAGATAGAACCATAGGCAAGAGATGGGCAGAACACATAGCCCTTGCTCCGGTCAATATTGAACGATGTTTGCCAATATCGGAACAACTTTCAAAGGAACAGCTTGGGAATTCTATATTTGAAGGGGATTGCCTAGATGTTTTGGAGAAATTTCCCGCACATTCCATAGACATGGTTTTATGCGATTTGCCCTACGGAACGACTCAAAACAAATGGGACAGCGTTATTGATTTAGATAAGCTGTGGAAAGCTTATCACAGGGTGGTTAAGCCTAATGGTGCAATAATTTTAACTTCGCAGGGTATTTTCACCGCGAAATTAATCATGTCGAATGAGAGTTCATTTAAGTATAAGATAACATGGGAAAAATCCAAGTCCACCAATTTTCTCAACGCAAAAAAACAACCGCTCCGCAAACATGAAGATATCTGTGTTTTTTATCGGAAGCAACCCACATACAACCCGCAAATGGGGACGGGGGTAGCATACGATAAAGGGATTCGAAAAAGCCAATTTTCAGGCAGCTATGGAGACTTCCTTCCCGTGCATGTAAAAAGCGACGGGGATAGATATCCTACCGATGTAGTTTATTTCAAAACAGCTGAAAGCGAAGGCCCTGTGTGGCACCCAACCCAAAAACCTGTTGAGTTAGCCCGGTATCTTATTCGTACCTTCACCAAGCCGGGGGATTTGGTATTAGATAACGCTTTTGGGAGTGGAAGCTTTCTCGTAGCCTCCGCACTTGAAAACAGACGATTCTGTGGCATTGAAAAAAATCAGGATGTCGCACTCTTTAAAAAAAGCTCCATTGATTACATTCAAGTGGCTCTGCAGCGGTTGTCCAATATCGCTAAAAATCAAAAGTTTGTAAAGAAAATTCGTCTTTACTGCCCCAATAGAGGTATTCTCAACAATGCCAACGACTTCGCCAAGATATAATGAACGCTCGTGGGCAATTGATGTCATCACAGAAATCAATCAATACTGCGCCCTACGCACTCGGGCGATAGTTAGAGCTGGCGGGGAATATACCCTTTCCGGACAAGCTGGGAGCTTGTTCCCGGATGTGTTATTGTTCGGGGACAAAGGCGGAAGCATTGTCCAACAGGGATGGGAACTGAAAATGCCGGACACCCCCATCACCGACACGGAACTCATTCAAAACGCAGAGCTTAAAGCTCGTCGACTGGGCCTCAATAGTTTTTTACTATGGAATGCAGACGAAGCGGTTCTGTATTTGAAAACTGCACAAGATGTTTTTGAACCTAACAAAACATGGCCGAGGACTAATATCAGCCGACGCGCAGATGTTTACATACAAAAAACAGAATGGATTAGATTGTTGCATCAGATTATCGATGATATAAATGGCCTACTAGAGAGACAAGCTTTGCAGGGTGCAACTCCGTCGGTGGCCATTAGCAATGCCTTGTTTCTAGACTATCTTAACATCTTCACATCACCAGTTTCAGATAAGTTACAGCACGCATATCAACGCAATGCGTCATTTGCTGCTGAAACCGATTTATGGTGGGAAGTTAACAAATTGGAGCATCCTGACTGCTCTAAATATGAAGGCCTAGCTAGAGTTAATATAATTAGTTGGATAAACAGATTTTTGTTTGCTCACTACCTAAAACGATTTCATGCACCCTCTGTTCAAGTTGAAACCATAAACCACGGAACAACAATAACACAGGCAATTGCTGTTTTTGAGTCTATTTCAGCCGCCTGTGACTTCATGAACGTCTTTCACCACGTGATAGGGCAAGAATCATTGGATTCCACAACATGGTCGGCGCTAGTTGACTTGAATAAATTTTTAACCGACTTTAAACTGGAAAACATATCGCAAGAGAGTTTCCATCAAGTAATAGAAGGAGCACTTTCTTACTCCAGAAAAAAACTTGCCGGACAATTTTCGACCCCAAAACCATTAGCGGAATTATTAGTCCGCATTGGAATAGAAAATCGCATATCCCCGATAATTGACCCATGTTGCGGAACGGGAACGATTGCTCGAGCGGCTTACGACTTGAAAAGACAAGTTGGGTTGCCGATAGGTACTGCCCTTAGCTCAACATGGGGCAGTGATAAATTTGCATTTCCTCTTCAACTTTGCTCAATAGCCTTATCTGACCCGCTTGGGATGGGCGAAGTAATTCAGGTTTTTCGCCATGATGCCTTAGAATTGTCCGTTGGAGAGGTTATTGTATTCACAAATCCAACTGGTGGAACTGAAGTGGAACGCCGTCTTCCAGAAATGCATGCCGTGATTTCGAATCTCCCTTTTGTGCGGTTTGAGAAAAGCAGCAACATGAATCCCCTCATATCCAGATGTGCGCAGGATATACACCAAGACACAGGACGCGACCTTAGCACAAGAGCAGACCTTTATGCCTATTTACTGCTGCAACTTCGGCATTTGGTTACAGTATCAGGCCGCCTGTCTTTCATAGTCTCCAATTCATGGCTAGGAACAGATTGGGGACAGGAATTTCGTCAAATATTATTGCGATATTTTAAGGTCATAAGAGTTGTCATTTCCGGTTCAGGGCGATGGTTCTCTAACTCGGATGTAGTAACAACTATCGTCATTTTAGAGAAACGACCTTCTCAAATAGACCCACCAGACGATGAGTTTATAGAATTCATCACTACTACAAATCGGATTGAAGATTGGGCAACAACAGGTGGTGGCGTTGATTCATTAGCTAACGCGATATTAGCTTCTGTGCCCAATATTACTGGCGTAACAAAATTTTCGCATACCATCTCTCGCATAACGCAATTAGAATCTATTGGGCTAGGGTGGCCCTCATTTTTTGTCAATCTTGACTGGGTCGCAGCGATTGAAAATAACTTAGTCCCCATGCATAATTCTTTCGAAATTAAACGTGGGGAACGACGTGGGTGGGATGCGTTGTTTTATCCCCAGCAAGAACACGGTGTTGAATCACGATACATAAGGCCAGTATTAATGTCATCGCGAGATATTGATGGTCTAATCGCCCGAGCTGACAAAGAAGCTTTTTGCTGTCCTGACGACTTAACAAAACTCCAGCAACTGGGAATGCGGGGAACTCTGGCATGGATAAGACGTTTTCAACACGAAACCAACGGAACGGGACGACCATTGCCAGAGGTGCTAGCACGAGCAGGACATCATTGGTATGAAATGAGCCCGTCAACGCTTGCAGATTTTGTTATACCTATGAATCCGGACAAGCGACTTTGTGTTCACCGACTTGCAGAAAGGTCATTTGTAAACCAAAGACTTATACGTCTTACGACCATAGCGAATAGTGTTGATTTGGATTTATGTCACGCCCTTATGAATTCCATAATAGGCATGTTTTTTATTGAGGCATCCGGTTTCGGCAGGGGGCTTGGAGCACTTGACCTTAACGCAAGCAAACTAAGTGCCAATCTGCACATGCTTAATCCCGCGGGTATATCGCCGCGACATCGCAATAGTATTTTAACAGCATTCGGGCATCTTCTTCTGCGGAATGTTTTGGAACTACCGGCAGAACTGGCTTCACATGACCGGATTGCTTTTGATTCTGCCGTTCTGTCGGCTTTCGGCATATCGCATCTTCAAGACACGATATATGCGTCACTGCTCCAGCTATTTAATATACGACAAACTGCACGCAATAACGTATAGGCTCGACCATGAAATACCAACTCATTTTCCAATCCCCAGACAAATCGTTCCCACACACTATCAAGAAATCGTTGGAGCTACTCGCGTCTAAAAATTCTTGGGACACATTATTTGTTGCAATGGCATATGCAACGGTCGCTGGAGTTCGTAATTTGCTTGAAACTTATCCAAACATGGAGTATAAATGGATTTTGGGCACAGACGATTTTATAACTCAACCGGACGCGTTGCGCTTATGTAAAAATTTAGCGAACTCGTCTTTGCGAATTATATCCTTTGCTAAAAAGGGTGCGAGATTTCACCCCAAGACGATAGTGTTATCATCAAAAGATAATGCTTCTCCGACCACGTTAATTACTGGGTCATCAAATCTGACAATATCAGGATTGACACGCAATGGAGAAGCAATATTTATAGCATCATCTGAATCCGCCGATGAAAAGGCACATTTCAAAGAATTTGCGAATACTATATGGCGTATAGGACATAACCCCACCTCGAACGAGATTGAAAATTATGAACGAGAATACTGTAAACACCGGAAGCCCTTGCACGGGCCAAAAGTACCACAGAAAGGTAGGGAAATATTAAAAGATGATGATTCCGAGAAAGACCCCAGCCTATCAAATACGTGTTGGATTGAATTAGGAAAGAATACGGCATTAGGCAGAGAGTTAGAATTTAAATCGGAACAAGCCCTATTTTTTGGGCTGAATCCTCATGGTGCAAGCTCTGTAGAAAAAAGCTTTAAAACTTCTGATGGAAACATCATTTCCTTGTGGCTAAAATACCGGCAGAATAATGGTATGTGGCGACTGCAATTGAGTAGTGATATTCCAGAGGTTGCCAACGGTTTGAGACCAATTATCAACGGAAAGCTTGGGCGGTCCCCATTTGCAGCAGTATTTACACGCACCAAAATTTCAGGATTATTCAAGCTCCGCTTGTTAGATGTTAAGTCAGCGAAATATCAAGCCATCCGGAAACAGTCCTTAAAGTTCGGAACTTTAGGAAAAACATCTGCGCGAGAATATGGATGGTATTAA